GCGACTCGTGGACATACAATGGAACACGGAATGGATACAAAGATATTTGATAAATTCTATCGTGTTTACTCAGGACATTATCATACTCGCTCTGATAACGGAAAAATATATTATCTCGGAAATCCTTATGAGATGTTCTGGAATGATGTTCTAGATACAAGAGGTTTTCATATCTTCGATACTAAAACAATTGAACATAAACCTGTAAACAATCCTTATAGGTTATTCTATAATATCTACTATGAAGATACGAATTATAAGTTATTTGATACTAGAGATTTTAAAGATAAGATAGTCAAAGTGGTTGTAAAGAAGAAAACCGATCAAAAGCAATTTGAAAAATTTATAGATAAATTATACAACTCTGGTATTCAAGACTTAAAAATAATTGAAAATTTTGTATTAACCGAAAGTGCGGACTTTGAAGTTGAAGAAACTGAGAATACGATAGGTATATTGAATCGTTATATTGATGAATCTGAGTTTGAAGGAGATAAAACTCTCATTAAAGGAATTCTACAGCAAATATACACCGAAGCTTGCGAGGTAGACTAATGTATCTTCTTACACTTAAAGACAGACGGGACGATGGTGCCTATGCTGTACTTAATCGCTATGGAGAAAAAGTCCTCTTTATGTTTGAAGAAGAGGATGATGCAGAGAGATATGCTATGATGTTAAATGATGATGAGGATGCTAACTTAAATGTTATAGAAATTGAAGATACAGTTGCAATTCGGACGTGTAAGATGTATAATTATAAGTATGCAGTGATCACACCGAACGATATAGTCGTTCCACCACCTAAGAATGATAACGTTTCAAAAAATTAGATGGAAGAATTTTCTGTCAACTGGAGACCAGTTCTCAGAAATAGATTTCCAAAAAAATGCAACGAATTTGATAGTTGGAACAAATGGCACAGGGAAATCCACAGTATTGGATGCCTTGACTTTTAGTTTATTCAATAAACCTTTTCGTAAAATAAACAAGTCTCAACTTGTAAATGCTACAAATGAGAAAGATGCTCAAGTTGAAGTAGAGTTTGATATTAATGGTCGTCAATATCTTGTTCGTAGATGTATGAAACCAAATCTCTTTGAGATAGAAGTTGATGGTCAGAAAATGCACAAACAGGCTGATGATCGTGCAACTCAAAAGATATTAGAAGAGAATATACTTAAAGTTAATTACAAATCATTTACGCAGATAGTCATACTTGGTAGTAGTGCCTTTGTTCCTTTTATGCAATTATCAGGTTCAAATCGAAGAGAAGTAATTGAAGACTTATTAGATATTCGTATCTTTTCAGCAATGAATTTAATAATCAAAGAAAAAATTAGAAAACAGAAAGATGAGATAAGAGTTTTAGATTTATCAAGAGAGAATGTAAAAGATAAATTGGATATGCAAAAGAAGTTTATTGAAGAGTTAGAGAATCGTGGTAAGGCAAATATTCAAGGAAAACAAGATAAAATTTCAACCCTCCTCGATGAACAAGATGGTTATGTTTCTGCTAATGAAGGATTAGAACTTGAGGTAACTGGTTTAATAGAGGATCAGGAAAAGGTAACTGGATCTAGTAAAAAGTTAAGAAAACTAAACAAATTTAAGGGTCAATTAAGTCAAAAAGTAGCAACTATAACTAAGGAACATAAGTTCTTCAGTGAGAATGTAACATGCCCTACATGTACTCAAAACATAGAAGAATCGTTTCGTTTAAATAGAATTAATGATGCTCAAACTAAAGCAAAAGAGTTGCAATCTGGTTATCAAGAACTAGAAAAAGCAATTAAAAACGAAGAAGAGCGAGAGCATCTCTTCACTAAACTATCAAAGGAGATTACTAAACTCAACAATGACATTTCTCAAAACAATACTCGGATTTCTGGATGTCAGCGACAGGTCAGAGATCTGGAATCAGAAATTCAAAAACTTACCACTCAACTTGCAAATCGAAATACTGAGGATGAAAAATTAAAAGAGTTTAACCAAAGTCTCCAAAATATTTTTAAAGAACTAGCAGACAAGAAAACAGATATCATGTATCATGATTTCGCATATTCGCTATTGAAAGATGATGGTGTTAAGACAAAAATAATTAAAAAGTATCTACCACTTATCAATCAGCAGGTTAATCGTTACTTGCAGATGATGGATTTCTATATCAATTTTAAGTTAGATGAGGAGTTCAATGAGACAGTAGAGTCACCAATACATGAAGATTTTTCATATTCATCCTTTAGTGAAGGTGAGAAGATGCGTATTGATTTGGCCTTATTGTTTACTTGGAGAGAAGTTGCAAGAGTTAAGAACTCTGTGAATACTAATCTATTAATCATGGATGAAGTATTTGATAGTTCTCTTGATGGATTTGGTGTTGATGAATTTATGAAGATTATTCGTTTTATCATTAAGGATGCTAATATATTCGTTATATCACATAAGTCAGATTTACATGATAAGTTTGATAACCTCATGAAGTTTGATAAAGTTCGTGGATTTAGTAGGAGGATTGCATGAAGATTTTAGTCACCGGCCACCTTGGTTTTATTGGTAGTCATGTATATGAATACTTTTTAAGTGAAGGTCATGAGGTTGATGGTTATGATATTCCACGCGATCTCGGTGATTTTAAAACAGAAAAAAAATATGATTTGGTGGTACACCTCGCAGCGAATGCTGCAATTCGTGAAGCAATTGAAAATCCTGATGCCTTCTGGGAAAACAATGTTACGAAATCCATACCAATATTTGAATATTGTAGAGAGAATAATGTAAGATGTTTGTATGCAAGTTCTGCATCTGTATATGAATGGTGGATTAATGCCTATGGTATTACAAAGAAAGTCAATGAGATTCAAGCACCACCAAATAGTGTAGGCATGAGATTCTTCAATGTATATGCAGAAAAGGTAAGTCGTCCAGATATGCTGTATCGTATGCTTGAGGAAAAGACCGCCACATATCTCACAAGACATAAAAGAGATTGGATACATGTAAATGATATCGTATCAGCAATCGCACTTCTTGCAGAAAATGATTATACTGGAGTCTTAGATATAGGAACTGCAAATCCTGTCGCTGTAATTGATTTGGCAACTAAAATGGGTATGGGACACCTACCGATTAAGGAAGAAACACCGGGTGAAAGAGACATTACATGTGCGGATATCACAGAATTACAGAAACTTGGTTGGTCTCCTACAATAAATATTTTGGACACTGTTAAGTAATGTAACATGCTTTCAACTCAATATCGACTTCGCTTGGACAGAATATGTAAAGCTATAGTTGAAGGAAAAGAAGTTCCACTGAATGAAATGATATGGGCAAATAAATTGGCAAAAGCGAACACAACTGCTGCTACATGGATGAGACAGGCACGACAAAAGGCATCAAATCCCGATATGAAGGCAGGAGGAACCGATGATTTTCTGAATAGGATGGGTTTAGGAGACCCCGATCCATCCAATCATACACAGGGGTTTGGAAGTGCCGATGACATAAATGACTGGTTTAAAAGAGATAAACCTGATGATTGGCGACAAAGGGATTGACAAATCTAAATAAATCGTATACAATGGTAGAATGAAGTGTATTCATCATGAAATATAGTCCTTACACACCAGAGTGGAATCGTAAAAGATATCTATCTGAAGCAATCGAAACTTATTTTAAAGAAGGAGTAGAACCAAAAGATATAGTTGGTGACATCTTAGATGTTTTATCAGAAGAAGTATCTTACTACAAAGGCCGTGCAAATAGTTTACAAGAAGTATTAGACGGTATTCAAGAATCTTAGGAGAGTCATGAAAGTCCCTAATTGGCAGCATCATTCCAAGAAGGAACAGAAGCGTCATCTCAAACCGCAAGCATTAAGACAAGCAAGAAAACGAAGTAGACAGTTGACAAAGTGTCTACTTAACCGTCCCAAGGGGCGGTTTCGTTGTTATTATAGGTATATCAGATAAGAAACCTCATGACCATCAAGCACGAAATCAAATCACAACTTGCTAAATTACTTGCTACTGAAGACTTAGTTGTAGAGCATCGTAAAGTAGAGACCGCAGAGTTTAATGTACAGACAAGAGTATTGACTCTACCACTTTGGGATAAAGCATCTGAGAATGTAATTGATATGTTAGTTAGTCATGAAGTTGGTCATGCATTATACACACCTGATGAAGAATGGTGGAAAGATTATGAGATACATCCTAGTTTTGTAAACATCGTAGAAGATGCTCGTATTGAGAAGTTGATGAAGAGAAGATATGATGGTATCTCAAAGACTTTCTATAAGGGTTATACTGAGTTGCACAATGATGATTTCTTTCAAGTCAAGAAGAAGAATATATCTGAAATGATTCTTGCTGACCGTGTTAATCTTCACTACAAGATTGGTACATACTATGACATTCCATTTAATTCTGATGAAATGTTTTTTGTAAACAAGATTGATTTATGTGAGACATTTGAAGATACACTTAAGGCTGCTAAAGCATTATATGATTACTGTCTTGCAGAAGAGAAAAGAAAGGAGAAGGAAGAGACCGAAATGGATTTCTCTAACTTTGATCTTGAACTTGATGAAGATGGTGATAGTGAGAGACCTATGACAGGCACAAAATTAGAAGCAGTTGATAATGACTCTGAAGGTGATTCTGAAGGTGATGTTGATGATGATGGTGAGAAACAAGAAGAGACAGAGATTAGAGTTGACACACACATTGGTGGTCATGAAGGTGTTACAGAAGTATCTGCAGAAACAGTTGAGAGTCTTGATGAGGCACTTAGGAACTTAACAAATGAAGGTGCGAGAGAGAATGTTTATCTTGAGTTACCAAAACTTGATGTTGACAGAGTGATTATCCCTAATGAAGAGATACATCAAAAGTGTCATGAGAGAGTAGTTGAGGCACAGAAAAAAGCAGAGGAGCAAGAGAAAAAGAAATTACTTAGTGATCAAAGACATTGGGATTATTATGATCAGTATGGTATGAAAAAGTATCTTGACGAAACTGAGAAGGACTTTGCTAAGTTCAAGAAATCTGCACAGAAAGAAGTCAACTATCTTGTCAAAGAGTTTGAGTGTAAGAAGTCTGCATCTGCATATGCTCGTGCTACTGTA